TGCCGACCTGCGCGGTGCCGACCTGCGCGGTGCCGACCTGCGCGGTGCCGACCTGCGCGGTGCCGACCTGAGCCGCGCCGACCTGAGCGACGCCAACCTGTATGGTGCAAAACTATCGGAACTCACCGTCGCCCAAACCAGCATCCTCCCGGACGAAGGCGACATCATCGGCTGGAAAAAAGCCATCACACTCGACGGAGCGCCCATCATCGTAAAACTTCTCATTCCATCCGACGCAAAACGCTCCAACAGCACCGGACGCAAATGCCGCGCCAACAAAGCCCGAATTCTCGACCTGCAAGACAGGCAAGGCAACAGCCTCCCACCAGACACCACGGCATACAGTTCATTCGACCCAGACTTCACCTACAAAAAAGGCGAAACCGTGCACGTCGAAGACTTCGATACCAACCGGTGGAACGAATGCGCCCCCGGCATCCACTTCTTCATCACCCGCATCGAAGCAGTCAAATACTAGGAGGCTCCAAATGAGCAATGAAATCCAGCGATTCGAGTTCAAGGGTGCATCATTACGCGCCCTGACCGACGAAGCGGGGGAGCCTTGGTTCGTCGCCAAGGACGCATGTGACATCCTCGGCAATGACACAAATCATCTCCGCGAAGCTCTTGATGATGACGAAATCACAAACCTCCGTAATTCGGAGGTTTGGAATCAGCCAGGGCGTGCGCCTCTCATCATCTCTGAGCCCGGCCTGTACAAGCTCATCATGCGTTCGCGGAAGCCGGAGGCGAAGGAGTTCCAACGTTGGGTGACGCATGAGGTGCTTCCGCAGATTCGCAAGACTGGCGGCTACATTCCAACCACGGACATGGATGATGACATGACCATCCTCGCGAAGGCTGTGATGATCGGCCAACGCACCATGGAAACGCAGAAGCGACGCATCGCCGAACAGTACGAGCATATCAAGGCGTTGGAGCCGAAAGCGCGGTTCGCGGACGCGGTGGCCGCGTCGGACGGCACGTGCCTCATCGGAGAACTCGCGAAGATGCTGCGCCAGAACGGTTTGAATATCGGCCAGAACCGACTGTTCGAGATTCTCCGGCAGGACGGTTATCTCGGCAAGACCGGCTCGAACCGCAACGTGCCGACCCAGAAGGCCATGGACTTGGGACTGTTCCGCATCAAGGAAACCGCCATCACCCATTCGGACGGGCACGTGACCATCAACCGCACCGCGAAGGTCACCGGCAAAGGCCAGACGTACTTCATCAGCCGCTACTGCCCACCCGCCGACGATGAGTGACGATCTGCTCACGCCAGGCGAACTGGCCGTCATGCTCGGCATGAGCGTGCGCACCCTCGCCAACTGGCGGAGCAATGGCAAAGGCCCGCCATATCTGAAAATCGGCGTGGAACCGCCGGAAGGCCATCAGGACAGGCGCAAGGTCAGATACCAGCGTGCCGTGGCCGAGCGTTGGGCCACAGCACACCAGTACGCGAGGACGGTAGCGAGATGAAACCCCACAATGATGGCCACTACTTCGTGCCTGGAAGCCGTCAGACCGGCCGGTATGAGCCGCGAGGCTTCATGGTCGGCAGCTACATACGCCCGACTTTGACGGAGCAGGGCATCGACGTGGACGAATTCATCGAACAAAACCGTCATCTGATCGAAAGACTCAGAAAGGGAACACGTTGAAACACGAATACACGGGCGACGAGCTCGCCGAACTGAAGAAAATCTACGACGAGTCGGGAGAAGCCGGACTCCAGATCGGCGAAATGCGTGCGTTACGCAAGGCAGGACTCCTCACCCCGGACCTGCCACCGGAACAGGAGGCGCATGAGGACATCCTGGCCGACTATCAGGCCGTCGGCAAGCCCACGGCGGAACAGGCGGAACCGTCGAAACGTGACCTCATCCTCGCGCATTGCAGAAACCGCATCGACCAAGGCCAACCGTTCGACGGCAAGGAAACCGCCGAAGCGCTCGGCATAAGCCAGAAAACGGCAGGCAACATCATCGGCCAACTCCGCAAGGAAGGACTGCTGCCGGCCTTCGACCAGCATTCACCCCGCAAAACACGGAAAAACGCCACGATCGGAAAGAAGAAAGAAACCATGACCACCACATCGAAACTCACAGTGGACAAAATCACCGCAACGAAACTCACCCCCGTCGGAACCATCAGCGTCGGGCCACAAGCCACAGCCGATCCGCGCATCATCATCGCAAACGCCTTGGTCGACATCTTCGACGCGGTGAGCGCCTTGCAGCGAACCGCGTTCCAAGCCAACGACAAGGTGGTTTACGGTTTCGCCACGAAACTGCTCACCGGCGAATTGATGGACATCAAAGCCAACTACAGCAAGGATGTGGCGAAGTGAAGCGTATTCCACTCAAGGATACGGAACGCTACACGATCGAGCGCTTCCGGCAGTGCAAGAAGACGGAACGTCATCTCGCGTGGCTGAAGAGCCGCAAGGCCGGTGTTGGCGGCAGTGACATGAGCACGATTCTCGGCCTTAACGCTTTTAAAACGCCTTACGAATTGTGGCTTGAGAAGACCGGCCGCGTGGAACCGGAGGACATTTCCGACAAGTGGGCGATCGTCAAGGGCAATGCCCTGGAAAACGAGCTTCGTAAGCGTTTCCGCGCCAATCATCCGGAAATGCTCGTTACGGACGGCACTGACAAGCAGTTCATCAGCCGCGAAAAGCCCTATCTGAGGGCTTCCCTTGACGGCATCCTGCAAAGGGAGGACGGCAGCTTCGGAATCCTTGAGATCAAGACGGCGGGTAATCGTCGAGCGGGCGACTGGCATGACGAGGACGGAAACCTCCGTATTCCGCCATACTACTTGGCTCAGGTCGAATTCTACGCGCTCGTCACCGGCTGGACGTGGGGCTACGTGTACGCGGCCATCGGGGACGACGAGCCGGTAGAGATACCGTTCAAGGCCGACGTGGAGGATATGGCCGCGATCGACAAGGCCGCCACCGACTTCTGGCATTTCGTCACCACGGGCACGCCACCGCAGTTGACCGGAGGTGACGTGCAGAAGGCATTCCCCGAACCCACGCCGGACATCGTGGACGAAAGCGACGACGACGACCTCTACGACCTGCTCGCCAGATACGAGAGCGCCACCGGAATGCTGAATGACATGAAAGCCACGCAAAAGGAACTGCAGGAGCAGATCATCCTGCGCATCGGCTCGCATACGGGCGTGCGCTGCGGCAACTTGCAAGCCACCTACAAGACGACGACACGCAAGGAATACACCGTCAAAGCCACCACATACCGCAAATTCGCATTCAAAACCATCGAAGAAAAGGAGCAATAAATTATGGGAGCAATCGCACAGCAGGCGCAAGGCCGTCAGATGGTCGAAATGACGCCGAAGAAAAACCTCCAGATGCTGATGAAGAAAAGCTGGCCGCGCATCGCCAGCGTCGTCGGCAACAACATCAGCCCCGACCGCCTCTACCAGATGTGCGTCAGCGCCATCAACAAGACGCCGAAACTCGCCGAATGCTCGCCGCAAAGCGTGCTCTCCTGCTTCATGACCTGCTCCGCGCTCGGCCTCGAACCATCCAACGTGGACGGATTGGGACGCGCCTACGTGCTTCCCTTCTACAACAAAAAATCCGGCGGCATGGAAGCCACGTTCATCATGGGCTATCGCGGCATGATCGATTTGGCGCGACGCAGCGGCCAGCTCGTGGACATCAGCGCTCGAGCCGTACACCAGGGAGACGAATTCTCCTACAGCTATGGTCTCAACGAGGATCTGCACCACGTGCCATGCGCCAACCCCGGCGAACTGACCCACGTGTACATGGTCGCGCATTTCAAGGACGGCGGCCACTACTTCCTCATCCTGAACCGTCAGGAGATCGAGCAGGCGAGGGCACGCAGCAAGAGCGGCAATTTCGGCCCATGGAAAACCGACTACGAGGCCATGGCCAAGAAGACCGCCATCCGCCGCGCGGCGCCTTATCTGCCGTTGACGGTGCAGGCGCAGACCGCCGCCGCCAGCGATGACACCACGCCCGATTACGGCGACGTGTTCCAGCCGGTGCTTGATGACGATGGCGATGATGGAGCTGATGACGTGACCGCCGAGGTCATGGAGCCGGACGTTGAAGCCGGGCAGCAGACTGAAGTGAAGGAGGCCGAGTGATGGCCGGAGAGACTGTTATCACGATCATTGGCAATCTGACCGCAGATCCTGAGATGCGCACGACGCGCAATGGTTCCACGGTGGCGAATTTCAGCATCGCGGCCACGCCACGCGTATACAACAGCCAGGCCAATCAGTGGGAGGACGGTCAGGCGCTGTTCCTCCGCTGTTCGGCCTGGCGTGACCTCGCCTCGCATTGCGTCCAGACGCTCCACAAGGGCATGCGCGTCATCGCCCAGGGCAGGCTGCAGCAGCGTTCCTATCAGGCGCAGGACGGTTCACAGCGAACCGTAGTCGAGTTGCAGGTTGATGAAATCGGCCCGTCCCTGCGTTATGCGACGGCTCAGGTGCAGAAGATGCAGTCAGGCGGATACCAGGGCGGCAACTCCAACGGTGGCGGCTATCAGCAGCCGCAGCAGGCACAACAGCAGTCGCAGGCTCCGGCCGATGATCCGTGGGGCGCGCCAGCCGGAGAGCCTGACTTCTGATGCGCGAATGGTTGGAACCGCCGGACGTGGAACCGGTATGTCCCAGGCATGGGTGCGCGCTGTATCCGGCGCGCCCCATCCCATGCCCCGAATGCGAAATCGAAGCCGAGGAAGAGGAGGAATGATGCAGGAATTCGTCGTGGACATTCCACGAGACGAATGGTGGACGCAAAACCGTCGCGGCCACTGGCGAGTGAAATTCGCGCACACAAGCGCAGTCAAACAGCGTGCCATGGCATTCGCCAGATTCTGGCTCCAAAACGGCCACCACAGGCCACAACACTTTCCAGTGCACGTCACCGCGATCATCCACCCATTGACCCACGGGCGCTTCGACCCGGAGAACGCGGCGCCCATGGTCAAAGCCATCCTTGACGCGCTCACCGATACCGGCTTCTGGCCCGACGATGACTCAAAACACATCATCGGCCCCGACTACCGAGGTGGAGAACCAAGCAGCCGAAAAGGCTGGTACCGAATCACCATCCGAATCGAAGAGGAAGAACACTAACCATGGCTACGAACATAAGCGAGAAAGACAGGACCCTGCAAGAAGTCATCGCATGGTGCGAGCAGCTTGAGGTTGAAGGACTGAGACTGGCGAACGCTCTTCTGATGCAGCATGAAATAGCCGCATACGGTGTCGTGAAGGGACAAATCAACGCATACGAAAAGACAGCCGACCACTGCCGTTCCATGCTCGGCTATTCCGGCTCCATGCCGTCCGAGGTGCCGAATCAAAGCGAGGATGCGAAATGAGCGCGTACCAACCTGTTCTTGACCCTGCTTGCGGCGGGCGAATGTTCTGGTTCGACAAATCAGACAGCCGTGTGCTCTTCGGTGACGTGCGCGACGAAAGCTGGGAATTGTGCGATGGGCGTAGATTCGATGTCAAGCCGGACATGCTGATGGACTACCGCGACCTGCCGTTCCCCGACGGGACGTTCCGCATGGTGGTGCTCGACCCGCCCCACCTGCGCAATGCGGGGGAAACGAGCTACATGGCGCAGAAATACGGTTGCCTCGACCAAGAGACGTGGAAAGCTGACCTCAAGACCATGTTCAGCGAGTGCTTCCGCGTCCTGAAAGAGCATGGAGTGTTGATTTTCAAATGGAATGAAACGCAGATACCCGTATCGCAGATTCTCAAGCTCACAGCGCACAAGCCACTCTTCGGCAACAAGCAGCCGAATCGCACGGGAACACACTGGATTGTCTTCATGAAGGAGGACGCGAAATGAGTAAACGGTACAAGGTTTGCCCACTTTTTTGGAGTGATTACGGCGATGAGCGCACCTTGATGAATATGGGTGTGTTTGAAGAGTTGCTGAACGAGGGTTGGCAGATTCTGCGGGTGGATACCATGCCACCAACGGAATTGCGGAATAACGCCGTCGCAGCGACGAACGTCTACATCCTTGAGAGGGAGGCTAATGATGATTAGTCAATACGACAAGGACATGTGTTGCCTGTATATCGCTGAGGGGATGAGCTACATCTGGCAACAAAAAGGGAACCAAGAGCTTTCCCGAATACTTGAATCATTGGCCGATAGGAAGCTCATGAAGCGTGTCCATGGCGGGTATGCGATCACACTCAAGGGCCTGTTGGCAGTCAAGGTGTGGAGACTTCACCTGTTCCTGTTCCATCACGATGAATACAAGTACTTCAGGAGGAAGAAATGAGCAGGGCTGAAACTACCGCCATGCTGTCCGAGCTAGTGGAGAAGCGTCTGAGGAATCAGACCGCTTTTTATGCGAGTGAGGTCAACTTCGACCGCAATACCCCTGAAGAGCGGCGAGTGGACTACGTGGGCTTCAAACCGTGGAACGTCAACGGCGAGCCAGTGCCCGCAAGCGTGGAGAAAGGCTGCTTCGAGTTCTACGAGGTCAAGTCATGCATGGCTGACTTCACGAGCGGCAACGGCCTGACGTTCTACGGCGACCAGAATTACCTGGTCTGCACGAAGGAATTGTGCGACGAGATTGTGTGGCGGAAGATGGTGCCGCCGCGTGTGAACGCGATTCTGACACCGGATTCGACCGGCTCGAAACTGATTCTCGACTATGTGCAGTCCTACAACGACATGTCATACCGGCGCCGTCCGGCAAGCGAAATCCTGTGGGCCATGGTCAAAGCTAACGGAAAGAGGACTAATTGAGCATCATGCTTGACGAGGCCAATGCCTACGAGCGTGGCATGGATGATGATTTGACTTTTCAGACGGTTCGTGAGCTTGCCGGTACAGCGTACATGGCCGGACGTACCGCGCCGCCAACTGCCGTTGAGATTGAGGCCGTGGCGAAAAGACTGCTGTGGCGAAGCTGCAAGAAGTGGGATGGTGCCGAAAGCGACTGTGTGGCGAAGGACGAAGACGATGCATGGGATTATGCCGGTGAGATTCCCGGCTTCCAGGAGGAATATATCAGACAGGCCAAGGAAATGCTCGAAATCGCACGGAAGGCGGTAAGCGAATGAGCAATACGATCAGATACGTGGAATGCGCCCACTGCGGCGAGACCGTCGGCGCATATTACGTCACCTGCCCGTACTGCGGATACCGCCTGGTGTCCGCTCAGCAGGCGGTCATGGATGGCTTGGCATGGTGACGCTCGACCCGGCACCCGACATCGTGGAAATCGCCGAAGCCCTGGACGCGATGGCGAAACCACACGTGGGAAGCGGCTGGAAGAACACCAACTACACCGACCTGCCCTGCACCACGCCACGTCAGGAAGCAATCTGGATGGAATACAACGGCATCACAAGAGGAGATTGAATGAAATGGGCTATTTCCAGATTCCGGTCTCATGGTATCGAGACGAAACAATGTTGGAACTCATGAGAAAGAGTCCGGCATCAATTGGCCTCTACGTGATGATGATTTCCTGGTGTTCCGACAACAGAAGCTACGGTGATATTCCATACACTGTCATCCGGTACGTTCTCGATGGCGAAGACGATGAATTACAGGCGATTATCGACGCGGGTTTCCTGACGAAGACAGACAAGGTTCGTCTTCGAGAACCCGTCTACCACATCAAGAGCTTCAGACGCTTCGACCCACGGTCAAGGGAGCCGATAAGCAAGAAGCTACGCAAGGCGGTATACGAGCGTGACCATTACCGTTGCGTCGAATGTGGAGCAACTGACCACCTGAGCTTGGACCACATCATTCCGTGGAGTCTTGGCGGCGAGGACACCATGGAGAATCTTCAAACCATGTGCCGCTCCTGCAATTCAAGGAAAGGGAACAGGTTAGATGTGGTTCAAGGTGGATGATTCCTTCTACTCGAATCCGAAGACCGCCATGCTGTCGGACGGGGCCACCGCATTGTGGCTCCGTTCAGGCTCATGGTCGGCGCAACAGCTGACTGGCGGGTTCGTTCCGGCTCGCATGGTGCCGATGTTCCGTGGCTCCGACGATTCAGTGCGAGAGTTGTGCGACGCGGGATTATGGGCCTACGACGAGCAGAAGGACGGCTACCAGTTCCACGATTGGAGCGACTACCAGCCTGACGGTGAGGAAGTGGACGCTCTGCGCAAGAAGCGTAGCGAGGCAGGAAAACGTGGAGCCAACCGTCGATGGGGCAAGCCTGAGAATGGCAAAAATGGCAAAACCGATGGCAAATGCCATAGCAAACCTATGGCAAACGCATGGCAAACCGATGGCAAGTCGATGGCAAACTCATGCCCCGTTCCCGTACCCGTACCCGAAAAGAAAGAGAAAGAAGAATATTCTTCTTCTTTCTCCAAAGAAATCGGCGTAAGCGATTTCGAGCTAATGACGGAGAAGGCCCATGCCAATGCCGCCATAATCCGCGACTATCCGAATCTCGACTTGTCGGACGCGTGGAACGCGTTCTTAAGCCGACATTATGGCGAAAACCGCACGATAGCCGACTGGACGCGCCTGTGGAAGGGCTGGTGCCAACGTCGAGCCAGAATGAGCGGCATCCCACCCTCGAAACGCCACATACACACGTGGAAATGCTCTCACGTGCTCGAAGCACTCGGACGCGACGAAGAAACAGCACAGGCAGACGAAAAGGCCTGCGAATTAGCCGACAAACTCAACAAGGAGAAATCATGAAACACGACAACCCGGAAACCATGTACAGCCGAGAATGGTTGGAACACGAGCGCCGCAAAGCATGGCAGGAAGGCTACGCGGCCGGATGGAAAGACCAGGAATGCGATTTTCCGCAATATACAAGCGAAAACCCATACAAGGAGCCCGTCGAAATCGAAAAGGACGGTGAATGATGGGCGGACTGGACAAGGTCGAGAAAATTGTGATTGGCTTGCTGGTGGTATTCGTCGCCTCAATGCTCTCGCTGGCGGGAATATGCATCTACGCGTCCTGGCATGCGGGCACGCATCCCGATTACGGCATGGAGACGGTCAAGACCGGCGACGTGACATGGGTCTGCCTCACCGACCATGGCAAGACCATCGGCTGCGACACCGTGGAGGAATACAAGTGAAGAAAATACTCGAAGACATGATCATCAAGTGGCATCAGGCCGGATATTCGCTTGACGAGATCGCGCCGCTCGTGCCGCAGGTGCCGAAAGCGGAAGTCGCCGCGATCATCCGCCAGCACGACAAGGAGGCCAGACTTTGACCAACTGCCAGCACTGCCGGAAGACAATGGAGCCGGTGGCCGCGAATCTGCTCTGCGCCAGCTGCCGAGAAAACTACTGGCAGCTGATCCGCCAGCTCGGACACGTCCAACTGCCCGCCCTGCGGAGCATCATGCTCCGACAGGCCCGCATCGGCACCCCAGCACACACGCCAAGCCGAGGCAACGCACCAATACCCATCGACACCCACGCTCAAGACCTCATCGCAGACAGCGAAGCATGGTTGGCGGAACAGGCGGGCAAAATACGCGCCGCATACGCTGGATACGACTGGCGGAAAGCGTGGTTCGCCATAATCAGCAACCGGCGCACCATCCTCGACATGAGCACTGCAGCAGACGATTACGCAGCCCTGGAACACATCAGCCGACGCAACGAGACGGCCTTGACACCAGAAGAGGCAATGGTCATCATCGGCACATGCCCACAATGCGGCCACCAAGCCACCAGCACGCCACAGGCCGACGAATGGACATGCCCGCACTGCAAATGGCAAGGCGGAGTCCAAGCCATCAAAGCCACCCGCGACAACAAACTCTGGCAACTCGAATACACCGGAAAACCAGTCGAAGTCGCAAGATACCTCTCCAAAATGGACATCCACTGCACAAGCGACCAGATCCGCCAATGGCTCACCAGAGGCAAACTCCACGCCACGCCGACAAAACACAAAGGAGAGTACGTGTTCAACCTCGGAGAAATAACCGCCATGCTTGACTGTCACAATTAAAATGCTATACTGTCGTACAGTAGTAAAATGGTTCAGCCTGAAAGGGCTGGGCCATTATTCATATCAGCTTCGGTAGCTCAGTGGCAGAGCACGAGGGATAGCACAGATACCAGAGGACGGATACCCCAAACCGGCCATGGCTTCATGATTCTTTGCGAATGCCCGTGATCAGAGATAGTGCATCCCACACCATGCGCTGGTTCGACTCCAGCCCGAAGCACCACAAGGCGGTGACCACATGCCAGGAAGAACGCGCAAGACAAGCCGCCAATTCGAAAAAGACAAGGCTGCATTCTTCAACCAATGCAAGGCAAGCCATGCAGTCTGCTGGTTGTGTGGCATGCCAATCGACTATGCGGCACCGAAGAACACAAGCGATGACTCATTCAATCTCGATCACATGTTCCCAGTCAGCAAGCATCCCGAACTCCAATTCGACCCAGCAGGCTTCAAGCCGAGCCACACCAGCTGCAACCGACTAAGAGGCAACAGTGACCCGCCAGCGCCAATCGGAACACTAAGCAGGCAATGGATTAAGACAGCATGAGCAAGGAGACAGCAATGCAACAGCCAGTCAACCTAACACTCACCGCAGAAATTAACGACAAGACATTCCCAATCAGCAGCTTCACGGTCAACATTCCAGTGCACGTCAACAGAACATACCGCTACGAGGTCATCGACTCCGAGCGTGCCATCGCCAAGCTGATGCCACCAAGCACAAACGAACTCATCAAACGCTTCAAAAACGCAATCAACGCATTCCAAACAGCATTCGAAACCGACCCAAACGGGGTAGGGGCGGTGAAATCGTAAAACGAGCGAAAGGGTGCAAGACGTCCCGCGTGGTTGCTCTTCCTCTCCCCGATGGCCGAAATTGACCGGGGGTCGCGCGCGCGATTGCAGATTCGAGGTGAAGCATGTCGGTGAAATTTCCGAGTCATAATGTGGCGGAGGCTTTGGAGCGTTCATTGAAGAACGCCGATGGGCTGAAGGCCGTGAATTCCGCAGTGGTCGCGGCCGCCCGCGTATTGGCTGGTCGGATTGACTTCCTGAATGCCACCGGATTCGTTGACGAGAACGGGAAGATCGACAATGTGACTCTGCCGACTTTCTTGAAATACTGCCAGTCTCTCGGATTGACTTTGGACGCTCCAGCGAAGGTCGGGCGTCCGGCTAGGCAGAAGCCCGAAGTCAGGGCTGAGGAAGCGAAGAGCGACAAGGTTATCGCGATGGATGATTTTATGAAGCGTTTCGGCTGAGGAGGTTGCGATGGCGGCTGAGGATCTGGAGGTTTTCGGCGCCATCGACGATGAGAGGCATGGCGTGACCTTGCCGCGTATCTTCACGCCGTCGTTGCGCCCGTTGACCAAGGAGACGAGCAATGGTTTCGCGGTGATCGCATTCGCGGAGATCATGCTGCACGTGCATCTCTATCCGTGGCAGCAGTGGCTACTCGTCCATGCTTTGGAATTGCTGGAGGACGGCAGCTATCGCTTCCGCAAGGTCATCGTGCTTGTGGCCCGCCAGAATGGCAAGACAACGCTTATGGGCGTGCTTGCCGCGTGGTGGCTGTTCGTGGATTCCAACAAGCATCCCGACCGAGTGCCGCCCGTGAAATTCCTCGTGGTCGGCGCCGCGCAGACATTGGACAACGCGAAAGGCCCTTACAATCAGGTCAAGGAGTGGTGCAATCCTCAGCCTTCGACCGATGAGGAAGCGGATCTGGTGATTCCGGATCTCGCTGCGATGACGCAGAAATTCGTCAACACTAACGGCGAGGAGGCGATCATCACCCGCTCGAAGGCGCGGTATATCGTCCGTGCCGACAAGAACATTCGAGCAAAATCAGCTGCCCGTGTCGTGTTCGACGAGCTGCGTGAGCAGCATACGGACGATGGCTGGAATGCCGTGTCGCAGACCACGAAGGCAGTCTGGTCGAGCCAATTATGGGGCATTTCCAACGCTGGCGATTATAGGTCTGTGGCGTTGCGCAAGCAGGTGGACAAGGGCCGCAAGCTTGTTGACGAGTGGACGCGTCTGAGCGCCGACGGTGGCAATCCGGCCGACGTGTTCCTGTCCGGCGAGCAGGACGGCTCTTTCGGATATTTCGAGTGGTCTGCGCCTGACAAGTGTCCGGTGGATGACGCCGACGCTATTCGCCAGGCGAATCCGTCGCTTGGCTACGGGCCGATGACCGTCATGTCGGTTCGGTCCGATATTGACGGCATGACCGAGGCGGCGTTCCGCACCGAGGTTCTGTGCCAGTGGGTCACGGCTGACATCATTCCTTTCATCAGCCCGAAAATGTGGGCCAGCGGCATCGACTCGCGTTCCACGATACCGGACGGCAATCGCGTCGTACTGTCCGTGGACACGTCGGCTGACCGTAAGACCACGTATGTGGCCGCTGCCGGCATTCGTGCGGACGGGTTGCCTCATGTTGAGCTGATCGCTCGCCGTGACGGCATGCTGTGGGTGCCGCATTATCTTGACCTGCTCCAGGAGCGTTGGCCGCACATCACGGAGATCGCCGTGCAGGGCAAGGGATGTCCGGCCGTGGACTTCATCGACCCGCTCACCGAAAAAGGGTGGACGGTGCATCTCATCGAAGGCTTCCGTCTGGGCGCGTGCTGCGGTCGTTTCCATGACCGTGTGCGTGAGGGGAAGCTGCGGCATCTTCCGCAGCCTGCCATCGAACAGCAGGTGAGTGTGGCCGTGTCCCGTAGGCTCGGCGAGGTCGAGGTGTGGGACAGGACAAAATCAGCATTGCAGATTTCCGGCTTGGTTGCCGAATCGCAGGCGCTATATGCCTTGGAGACCATGCAAGTCGAAGCGGAGACACCGAAATATGCGCCGAGCGTGACTCATTTCGCAGTCGTATGACCCAGTGAGGAGGTTTCATGGGGTTCTTTTCCAGATGGCTCAAGAAAAGCCCGGTATCCGTGGCCCAGAAGTTCTCCGAATCGCCAGTCAACATTTCGCAGGTCACGCAGCTGCCGATCGATTGGTTCGGCGCCGGAGTCTACGAGCGAGAGGCGGCGGTGCGCACCGTCATCGACCATATCGCGCGGAATATCGCCAGCATGCCGTTCAAGGTCTACACGCGCCAGCCTGACGGTGACCGTGCGGAGGACACGACAAGCCCTTTGGCGCAGTTGATGGCAAAGCCGAGCGTTCTTCCTGGCATGACACGCTACCGATTCTTCTACTCGCTGCTCTGCGATGGCCTGCTCAATGACCGTTGGCTGTGCCTGCTCGATGCCGACAAGCAGTCCGGCCGACTGTGGTTGCGGCGGATCCCGGTGCAGAATTTCACGCTTTCCGGCAATACTCTTGACGAGATCACCGGGGTGCAGATCAGCACCGGACAGCCGGAAGGAAGCCGGTATTTCAAACTGCCAGACCCGCAGATTCTGCTGGATGTGGGCTATAGCACGTCCGGCATCGGCGGCTCTCCTGTGTCCGGCACTCTCGCACCGCTTTTGGCGGAGGCACGTGAGATGGCCGAATATCGACGTGCGATAGCGAAGAACGGCGGCCAGATTCCAGCGTACATCTCCCGTCCGAAGGAGATGCCGTGGCCGTCGCAGGAGGCGCAGGACGAATTCGTGCAGGGCATGCGCAATTACAAGTCCGGCGGGAATCTTGCCGGTGGCTGGCCGCTGCTCAACGACGGCATGGAAATCAAGACCGTGGACGCGTTCAAACCGATCGACATGCAGGACATCGACGCGAGGGACAGGATTCGCATCGACGTGGCCAACGCATTCCACATCGCGCCAGAAAATCTAGGCTTCCGCAGCGGCACGAATTCCAACATCGGAGCCTTCAAGGAGCAGATGTGGAACGTGGAGTTGATGCCGTACATCGTGGCTTTCGAACAGTCGCTCAATTTGCTGCTGCCAGACGCGCTCGGCCAGCCTGACGCCTACATTGAAGCGAACGTTGACGCCAAGCTGCGCGGAACGTTCTCCGAACAGTATCAGGCGCTCAGCACGGCCACGGGGCGTAGTTTCATGACCACGAACGAGGCACGGCGCATCCTCAACTATCCGAAGCTTGATGGTGGCGACGAATTGGTGACGCCACTGAACGTGGCGACCGGCGGACAGCCAAGCCCGCAGGACGGTGGCAGGACGCAGAACGCGCAACAGAACAATCCAGTGAACGGAGAAGGACAGTGAATCTCAAACAGCTCAGATTCAACGTGAAATCCTTGGACGATTCCGCAGGCGAAGGCGTCTTCAGCGGCTACGCCAGCACTTTCGGCAACAAGGACCTGCAGGGCGACGTGATCGCCAAGGGCGCTTTCGCGGAGACCTTGGAGAAGGACTACGCCGGCGGAGCCGGCATCCCGATCCATTGGAACCATCAGGACGGCAAGCCGACCGACATCATCGGACGCACCTTGAGTGCCGTCGAGGACGAGAAGGGCCTGCTCATCTCGGCACAGCTTGATATCGAGGATAATCCGACCGCACAGCAGGCTTACGACCTGCTCAAGGATGGCAGGGTTCATCAGATGAGCATCGGCTTCGTGCCGACGAAGACCGCTTGGATCACGGAAAAGGGCGACGGCCCGTGGGGTGGCCATTCCGAATTCCAGCAGATCAAGCTTTTCGAGATCAGCGTGGTGCCGGTGGCCGCGAACCAGCAGGCCGAGATTCTGGCCGTGAAGTCAGGTCGCGCCATCAGCTCCGCCAATGAGGAGAAGCTTCGTGCCGCATTGGCGTCGCTGAACGAGGTGTTGGAAGGCATTGATTCCGACAATTCCAGCGCTTCCGACGAAGATAAGCCGGATGATTCCAAGACCGGCGAGAAAAAGGATGATAAGAAGCTTGCCCCTGATAAGGGTAGGGACGCGGAGGCCGAGAAGGCCGAGCGTCTGAATGTAATCAAATCCGCCCGTGAACTGGTCACTGGCGGCAAGGACAACAAGGAGACCAAATGAGTTTCAATGATCGTCTCGCCAAGACCAAGGCCGCCATCGAAGCGGTGCTGGCCAAGGGCGAGGATAATCTCGACGCTTCCGACATCGAGAAGCTGAAGGGGCTGAACGCCGAGGCGCACGAATTGCAGGATTCCATCGAAACGTTGGATGCGGTGCATAAGCGTTTCGCGGGATTGACCGACAATCTGGCGGACACCCAGAAAAGCGGAGCCGCATCCGGCGAGTCTCTTGGCGATTTCGTCGTGAAGAACATCGGCGAACAGCTGGCGAAGATAAAGGGAGTTTCGGGAGCGTCAATCGCAGCACCGGAATGGGTTCCGCGCCGCAAGGCCAACACTGACACGCAGGTTACCGGCGGACCGTCCGGCGTGTACGGCTCCCTGTTGACCTACGTGGACCCGAATTTCGTCCAGGCTTACCGTCGTCCGACCATCACAAACCTGTTCGGTATCGGCGCTATCAGCGGACAGGCCATCACCTACTACGTGGAAGGCGAAAAGGAAGGCGATTTCGGCACCGTCGGCGAAGGCGAGAAATTCAGCCAGATCCATTACGCCGACGCGACAGAGTACACCGACGCTTTGTCCACAATCGCTGGATTCATCAAGGAATCCAACGACATGGTCACCGACCTCGAATTCCTGAAGTCCGACATCGATGGACGCCTGCTCTACGATCTGAGCATCGCCGAGGAGAAGCAGCTGCTCAACGGCGACGGCACCGGCAAGAACATCAAGGGCCTGCTGAATCGTGAAGGAATCCAGTCATACACCGCTACAGACGCCGGCAATGACGTTGCCGTCCTGCACGCGCAGTCGATGATCTCCACCACGACCGGCATGATGCCGGATGCCCTTGTCATCAATCCGACAGACTATGAGGCCATTCGATTGAAGAAGGACAATGATGGCAATTTCATCGGCGGTGGACCGTTCTATGGCGTGAATGGTGGCGCGCTGACCATCACTCCGCGCCTCTGGGGTCTGGACACCGTGGTGACTCCCGCTGTCGACGTCGGCACAGCCATCGTCGGCTCCTTTAAGGGTGCTGCCACCTTCTATCGCAAGGGCGGTGTGACGGTTGAGGTCACCAATTCCAATGACACCGACTTCATCTCCGATCTGGTGACCATCCGCGCCAAGGAGCGTGTGGCTTTGGCCGTGCGCAAGCCGAAGGCTTTCGTCAAGCTGACCCTTAAGTAAGGAGACGTGATATGGCTCGACAGTTTCGAGTGATTCCAGCCTCGGCGGCGAAACTTGACCCGAATGCCAACGTGGCCGATGTGGTCTTCGTCGGGGCCAACGGCAAGCCGACCGATATTGGCAGCGCTGCAGTGAAGCCTGCAACGCATGTGGCTTTGGCCGCCGGCGACACGCCAACCAAGAGCGAATTCGACGCCCTGGTCAATTCTCTGATTGCGGCTGGCCTGATGGCCGCAGAGTAAGCGTGGAGGTCGGCATGAGTGATGTGAATGTGATTCCTGACATGATTGCCGACCCTTCGGCTTTCGAGGATGATGCCGCCTTCCGGCTCAGGGCCGCGCAGGCGGCCATCCGCCGTGAATGCGGTTGGCATGTCATGCCGAACGCGGCATTGACAGGAGTGCTGAACAGTCGTGGCGGCACGGTGATTCGACTGCCGGCACGTCATGTGACGAGCATCGAATCCTTGACAGACCGCGACGGCAACAAGCTGGCTTATGCCTATGACCCTGAGACGGGTCTTGTGGAGTCGCTTTCCGGTGGCTTCCCGGTCGGAGTTGCGGCCATCCGCTACGCGATCCATGCCGGATATGATGATGCGCCGGACGTGCAGCAGGTGCTCATCAGTGCCGCGAAACGGGCGGGCATGAGTCCGATCGGGCTCGTCACCTCGCAGTCCACGAATGGCTCCAGCGCGAGTTTTGACGTGGTGTCGCTCATGCAGGACGAAAAAGACAAGCTCAAACCCTACCGGCTTGGAGGATTGCCATGAGCCTGCTTGACGATCTGAATGCCGGTGGCGGATGGCGTATGCCGGGCGCCACCAAATGGCGTCGACTGCGTGCCAAACGCAAGACCAACCCGTACAATCCGGCGCAGAACGAGCCAGACTGGAGCGTGCCTCCGGACGAGCTCGCCATCATGGGCGCCCTCGCCTCCAGCTCCAGCATGCGCACGCCTGACACGCTCGACACTCAGACCGCATCCACGGCGTACCTCACCATCCCGGATCCGACAGCCGACATCAGAATCGGTGATCGGATCCGCGCAGACCCCGACGACGGGCGCTTGTGGGAAGTCGACGGATTCCCCTCGAAGGATGTGAACGCGTTCACGGGGTGGCGTCCGACCTTGGAATGCCGTCTGACGGAAAGAAAGGGCTGACAATGGCGAAAAGCAGGATATCGGTCGACTTCAACCCGAAATTCTTCGACGGGATTCTCAACAGCGCGGGAGTCAAGGCGCTTACCACGCTGGCTGCGGACAGGGCACTCGCCTACGCGAAGGCGTCCGCTCCAGTCGATACCGGCGCGTACCGCGACGGCCTTGGAATCGAGGAGGTTAAAAGGGAGCACCGAACGACCGTCATGGTCGTCGGCCACGACTCTAAGACCCTGCTCGTGGAGGCGCAGACCGGCAATCTGGCCAAGGCGTTGAGGAAGGCGAGGGTCTGATGGCAAGCGTCATTCCACCAGACCTTGAGCTGTTCCTTACCGGATGGCTGCGCTCCAACATCACGGACGTCGCGGGCCTGCAGGTCGGAAACCGCATTCCGGATGGTTACGACGGTTCCTATCCGCTCGTGGTCGTGCGTGATGACGGCGGCACGCAATCCGCCGACCGTGTGACGTTCGACAGGTCGATAGGCGTCAACGTGCTCGGATGGACGCGCAACGATACGAAACCATGCCGTGATCTGGCGGCCCGCGTGTACGGGCTGCTGACCGGCGAGCCCGGCATCCTCATCGGATTCGCCGAAGGCAGCCGCATCTGCGCCGTCGTGTCTGACGGATGCAACGGCCCGTACCCGGTCGGCGAGGACGCGGCATGGTGCCGCTACTACATGACCGTCGAATATTCGACGGCCGGAATCAGACAACCATAGAAAGGAAACGCCATGGCCAAAGACAGTCAGGGCATGGATCTGGGACAGGTGGAGGCGCTCGTCACCGCCGCCATCATGATCGTCCCGTACTCCACCGAAAACAAAATCACGCCGGAAATGATCGCATCAAGCAAGGCAACGCCGGAACTTCCGGCCGCCTACAATCGGTCGACCGCATGCATCGGACTCGTCAAGTCCGACGGCGGCAATCAGGATTCGCGCGACGGCGACGACCCGCTGGAGTTTTTGCAGGACGGTTACAAGAAGCTGCCGTTGGCGACCAGCCTCACGCAGACGTTCAGCCCGGCCGAAAACAACGCGCTGACCCGCAAGATCACCATCGGCGAGCCGGACGCGCAGGGCGTCTACCACGTGGCCGACATCATCCAGGACGCGAAATGGATGGTGTACGAAGAGGAGACGTTCGACACCGGGCGCGTCCACCGTCGTGCCGGCGTCATGCAGGTCACCGGCAACGAGCCGGACCAGCAGGAGCGTGGCTCGGTCACCGGCCGCGCGCTCACCGTCGAATGGATGAAGGATCCGCTGTATGTGGATGCGGAGCATCCGAACACCCGCTGGATCGAAAGCTGGTACGACCCAAAAGCGTGACGGCGGTGGCCGTGACCTCGGCTGACGGCAACACGAAGCCGTCGGTCGTCCAAGGCGCGAAGCTCGCGCTCAAGGCCGTCGCCACACATGTGGACAAGACCACCGTGGACGTGACCGGACAGGCCACGTTCACATCCAAGGATGCAGGCGTGGCGACCGTCGAGGGAGGCACGCTAACCGCCGTCAAGGCCGGAAGCGCGAGGCTCAACGCCACATATGACGGCGTGACCTCACCAGATCTGACGGTCACCGTCACCACACGCGCCGCCTGACCGGCGGACGAAAATCTTCCCGGACCGCCCATCTCGCCTGTCTGCGCGGTCCGGGACTTCTTTTTTCACGGCAGGCAGGCGAAAAGCAGATAGGACAAGACAATGACTTCAACTTCCACCGACTTCAAGCCGACCGTCGAGGATTTCGACCAGTGGACGGAGAAAAACGATGAGGAGGCGTTCGCCTCCATTGCGCAGAACTACAAGGTGCGCCACATCATCAAGGGCGATGTTTATTGGGCGCTCGTGCCCGGCGGACGCACGTACAAGCTTCCACTGTCGATGAGCATCGACGATTTCACCAAACTGTCGAACACGTCCGACGATACGGAGAGCGTCGAACAGCTCAAACGCATTCTAAGCGCCTTCGCTGGCGACAAACAGGCGAAAGCGCTGAACGGCGAACCGGTGCAGGTGGTGTTCAACCTCCTGTCCGACTACGGCGACGCGGTAGTGCGCGCGCAGGGAGCCTCATTGGGAAAATCCAATGGTTCGCCCGCCAGCTCGCCGAACACGGGAGTGTGATCCGAGCCGATTTCACGGCACGTGGCTGGAGCCTGCAAACCGACCTTGGCGGCAGGCTCCGCTACGGCGACGCGATAGCGCTGCTCGAACAGCTCATTGGAGACCCGTCAACCTACACAGGCGCGGAGCTCAACGGCCTGGACTATCCGGCCCGTTGGGGCGAGATGCCGGTCATCTACGCGCTGGGCGGCGAAGAGTATCCGAAACCTTTCGATTCGCTTGCGAAACGATTGCGGGCCGAACGGGAGAAGGCCAAGCGTGAGCGGCTGCGCGAACAGACCAAGGGCATGAGCCCGGCATTCCGGACGCTCTACGAGGACTGATTTGGATAAAAACTGAATAGTGGAGGTGCCGCATGGCGTTCGGCAGCGAACTTGGTTCCGCGCATATCAGCGTGTTCCCGTCGATGAAGGGTTTCCGCAGCACGGTCAACAAGGAGGTCGGCGCGAGCGGCAAGGCCGCGTCGAAGACCTTCGATTCGAGCATGAACGGCGGCAAAAGCGGCGGACTGTTCGGACGCGCGTTCAAAAACGGGTTCAAACAGTCGGCGAACGCGTTCGGCGCGGACGTGCTGAAATCCTATGAGCGTGACGTGGCGAAATCCACGGCCGCATACCGTCAGTCCATGCTCCAGCAGAAGGCCGCGGCGAATCAGGTGCGTGCCGCCGAGGAAAGCGTCGCCAATGCCGTCGCCAAGCACGGCGAGGGCAGCACGCAGGCCGAGGCCGCGACCATCAGACTCGAACAGGCGCGGCTGAAGCTGTCCACCATGACCGACCGGGCGACGCAGGCCGAGAACCGGTTGAAGGATGCGCAGAAGGCGCTCAAGGACGCGCAGGACAATCTCGCTTCCAGCAGTGGTTCGCTTGGATCGGCGTTCAAGAATCTTGGTTCGGCGATAATCCAGCCGGTCTCCGGCGCGTTCGGACGGGTCAAAAACGCGGCAACGTCGGCGTTCTCCGGCATCGCCACGAAAGCCCGCGACGGCATGAGCGCTGCCGGCGCTGCCATGCAATCCACCGCGTCACGTCTTACCGCGCCATTGTCTGCGAAGTTCTCCGCGATGAGCTCGGCCATCGCGGCAAGGATCCCAGCGCCTTTCAAAAACGTCAGCAATGCCATCGGCGGCTATCTCGGCAACGTCGGCGGCGCGGTCGGCGGCGTACTGTCGCAGATTCCCGGAGCCGCCGGCAGTGTCGCGTCTGCGATAGGCTCCAAGCTCAAAAGCGGAGCCGACACCGCATGGAATGCGATCAGCTCCATGTCTGGCAAGGCCGTCGGCGCGTTGAAGGGTGTTGCCACTGTCGGACTTGCAGGCGTTGGCACCGCCGTCGCGGCTTTGGCAGGCGTCGGCAAGAGCGCTCTCGACGCATACGCGACCTACGAGCAGGCCGTCGGCGGCGTCGACACGCTGTTCAAGGACGCTTCCGGCACCGTGCAGAAGTATGCGGCGGAAGCGTACAAGAACGCCGGCGTAAGCGCCAACGAGTACATGACGCAGGTCACGAGCTTTTCCGCCTCGCTGATCAGCTCGCTCGGAGGCGACACCGCAAAGGCCGCGGAACTCGGCAACACCGCCATGATCGACATGTCGGACAACGCCAACAAGATGGGCACCGACATCGAGTCCATCCAACAGACCTACCAGAGTCTGGCGCGCGGCAACTACGCCATGCTCGACAATCTAAAGCTCGGCTACGGCGGCACGAAATCCGAGATGGAGCGTCTGATCCAGGACGCGAACAAGGTCAAGCAGGCCAACGGTGAGATGGGCGACCTGTCCATCGACAAGTTTTCCGACGTGGTGCAGGCCATCCACATCATGCAGGAGCAGATGGGCATCAGCGGCACCACCGCCAAGGAGGCCGCGACAACCATCGAGGGCTCTGTAGGCATGATGAAGGCCGCATGGCAGAACTGGCTGGCGGAACTCGGCAAGGACAATGCCGACATCAAAGGATTGACCACCCAGCTGGTCGACTCGATCGGCACGGTCATCCAGAACGTGGGTCCGCGCATCGCGCAGATCATCACCGGCATCACCGCCGCACTGCCACAACTGTTCTCATCTTTGGGCAGCACGCTGCCGGCACTGGTCATGCAGATACTGCCGCCAGTGCTCGGAGCGTTGGGACAGCTCGGCACGATGCTGCTGACCAGCGCGACCACGTGGATCACGACGAGCCTGCCGCAACTGCTCGCCCAGTTCCAATCGTGGGTCACGTCGAGCCTGCCGTCGTTCCTGCAAACCGGATTGACGATGATAACGAACCTCTTGCAGGGCATCGTGCAGGCATTGCCTCAGATCGCGTCCACGGCTGTCATCGTGCTGACGACGCTGCTGGACGGATTGTCGGCCCAATTGCCGCAGCTTATCCCCATCGGCATCAACGCCGTCCTCAACCTCGTGCAAGGCATCCTCAACAACCTGCCGCAGATCATCGACAGTGGTTTGAAGCTTATCCTCGGACTGGCTCAGGGCCTCATCAACGCCATGCCGGACTTGGTAGGCAAGGCTCCGATCCTTATCGGCCAGCTTGTCGGTGGCATCATCAATCGTCTCCCGCAGATTCTGCAGGCTGGCGTACAGCTGCTCGTCGCACTGGCCAATGGCTTCGTAGCGTCGGTGCCGAGGCTTATCGGCTCAATTCCAGGCATGGTCGGCCAGATCATGCGCGGTTTCACATCTGTTAACTGGGGTAGCGTCGGCCTGAATATCATCACGGGTATTGTGTCCGGCATCGCTGGCGCGGCAGGCAGGCTCGTGTCTGCCGCTGTCAACGCGGCAGACAACGCGTTGAATTGGGTGAAACGCAGGCTTGGCATCCATTCTCCGTCGCGAGTGTTCCGCGATCAGGTCGGTGAGATGATCGGCGAGGGCATGGCGGTCGGAATCGACGAGAGCGCTTCGAAGGTGAGGAAGGCGGCCGGACGATTGACTGGCATCCTGCCTTCGCAGGACGCCTCGTATTCCGTCGGCGTCGCCAACGCCTCGCGTGGCGTTAACGCTGCCTCCTACGGCAATGGTGGGAGCGTGACGAACATCACGCAGACGTTCAACTATCCGGCGATCGCGCCGACGAGCATTTCCACGCAGCAGAAGCTGCAGACAGCGGCCATGCCGCAATGGTAATCGGGAGGAATCCGAATGAAGGTCAGCTATTCGCTCAACGGCCAGCCGCTCGACTCCGAGCGGATGCGCGTCATCGTCGGCACTACGCATTACACGTCGCTGTCGCCGATCGTTGACACGGTGCAGGTGAGCGGACGCAGCGGCGTCATCGTAGGCTCCTCGGTTCCGGTGCTGGATGCGCCGGAGCTGACAATCAAGGTCGCGGCGTGGGGTGCGGATTCCGATGCGCTGATCTCGCGTTTCCGTGCCATGTGCCTGTCTGCCGCGAAGCTCACGCTCGGCAGGGTGGAGACCACGGAGGACGGCAGGTCGCGCAGCATGGTCACTCGCGTCGTGTGCACGTCCTGCGAGCCGGACGATGATGAGAGGCCGTCCAGTGACCTGCGCGTCATGACCGCAGTTTTCCAATTGCCTGACGTGTTTTGGCGTGGCGTGCAGTGGCAGGAGGCGACGTTGGCCGCGTCGGGCGGCAGGCTGCTGCCGGGCGGGGTCTCCAAGCCGAGTAGCAAGGGGTATTGGACGCGCTGGCAGGGATTGCCTAACGCCAGTCCGTCCGAGCTTTTCGACATCATGCCGGACGGCTGGCTGTCCAATGCGCCAATCGGCATACTGGTCTTGCGTTTCGGCGCAGTCACTGGTGTGACCATCAGTGACCCGGTGAGTGGCACGAATCTGCTGTGGGGTGGCAAACGCGACGCCTCACGACCTTACCTTTTCGTCGATACAGCCAATCGCAAGGCGTGGACGGCGGCCAACGCAGACGCTTGGTCGGGTGGCGTGGATGCGTCGAATGGCATCGACTGGACTACGGAGCCACTGCAAGTGTGGCCCGCGATCGATTCTGGCGATTATCGCATCGCAATCAAACAGACCGGCAGCGCCGACAAGGTGACCTGCCGGTTTTTGCAATCCTGGGAGTGATTAATGGCAAAGACTTTGCACGCGCGCCTCGTGGCCTATCGTCCATTCGGTGACCGACTCGGTGTGCTGGCTGAGCCTGTGAGCTTCAGCGCCAGCATGCTCCACGATGACGATGGCGCAATCAGCCTCGAATATTCCCTGCTGTCCGGTGACGCTCAGGCTTTCGACCGAGAGCTGACGGACGGCCTGGAAGTGGCCGTGGAGGTGTCGGACGGCACCGGCTATCGTGAGCCGGATAACGCGCGTTTCGTCATCACCGGACGCTCCGGCAAGACCGATGATCGCACCAAGACCATCACCTACAGCGGCCAGTCGATTGGCTGGCTGCTGTCCAAGGCCGAAAACAATGATTCGTCGCACCTCATCGCCGATGGCGATAACAAGGGTAAGCGGCCATTCTACAGCTCCAATCCGGGCACGATTCTCAAGACCTTGCTGGACGAAAACCGGGCGCGTGGTGGCGTGGCCACCGGCCTGACCTTGGGCTTCGACACGGCCAAGGACTCTGCCGGCAGTAATTGGGCAAAAAAGTACACTCTGTACTATTCGCTCGGCACCGATTTGCAGACCATCCTGAGTGCTCTTGTCAATGGTGGCGGCTGCGACTGGCGCACGTCCGGCAGGACGCTCAAGCTGTGGAATGCCGACAGCACCGCCTTGAGCCGCGACCTGAGCAAGAGCGTCGTGCTCCAGCTTGCACGTGACATCAGCGAAGCACCCTTCGAGGAGTCCATCGCTGACCTCGCGTCCACCATCCTCGTCGAGGGAGACAATAACCTCCTCTTCCGCATGGATAATCCGGCCGCGCCGACACCGTGGGGCAAGTGGGAATCCTATTCGTCGCAGGGCGGCGTGTCCGACAAGGACACCGCCCAGGCATTCATGCAGAGCACTTTGGATGATGCGGCTCGTGTGCGTGGTCAGTACACGCGCGACCTCATCACATCCGGCGTAGATAATCTTCCGCTCATCGACTATCATGCGGGCGATTGGATTACCGCCCCTACCGTGGCTCACGGCGAGAAGGTGCGCGTGCAGGAAATCGACCTGTCCATGCGCCAGAATGAGGGTTTAAGCGCCTCCATCGCCCTGAATGATATTAAGTATGACGCTTCGGTGCGTCAGGCGAAGAAGATAAAGGGCATTACCGGTGGCGCGGCATTGGCTGGCAGTGAGAGCGGAACCACTGTCTCCACTGACCATGACCATCGCGTGCCGAAAGCGCCGCTCGGCCTTGTGGTGCAAACTGATGCGTATATCGGCAGCGACGGTTTCGCCCACGGCTTGGCCACCGCCATGTGGTCCGCAGTGACCGAAGCGACGAATAACACCGCCATCGAAATCAGCAATTACGCCGTCGAGTGGCGCAAGCACGTGGATGGCGCGCCCTGGCATTCCGCTGGCACGACTGATAAGACGCAGCTTGGCTTCGGCGGTTTGGATTGCGGCACTCAAATCGAGGTGCGCGTCAGGGCTGTGCCGACGTATTCGGACAAGCTTGGTGAATGGTCGAGCGTTTTCGTGGCCACCGTCGAATCGGATACGACGCCATGCGCCGTACCATCCAAGCCGTTGCTTTCCTCTGAGCTTGGCGTGGTCACCATCCACTGGGACGGCAAGACCGCTGCCGGCGCGCAGATGGAGCCTGACTTCGACCATATCGAGGTGGGCGAGGGCATCAATGCGGCTGGAATGCAGGTCATCAGCGCCACCCAGTCGGGGCAGGGCGATTACGTCATCACCGGTTTGACGGGCGGCTCACCGCATAGCTATGCCTTGCGTTCCGTCGACCATGCGGGCAATAAGTCTGACTGGTCTGCGATTGCCACTGTGACCGTGGCTTCCGCCGTCTCGCCTGATGAGGTCAAGCAGATTCAAAAGGATTTGGCTGACAATCAGACGGCGTTGAAGGACAATGCAGCGAAGCTGACGCAGGCCCAGAAGGACATCCAAGCCAACAAGTCGAATCTCGACGCGGCGTCCAAGTCGCTCGCCCAGGCGCAGACCGACCTGTCTCAGGCTCGGAAGGATATTGCGCAGACCAAGAGCGACCTGACCACCGCGAACGGGGAGATCAGCAAGGCGAAGGAATCCGCCGCCCAGGCGTATGCCGAGGCCCACAGCAAGAATCATACGTTTCGTGGCCCCGACGAGCCGGACGCCTCCAAAGGGCTGATCGTCGGCGACCTGTGGCTCAAGACGCAGAAATATTGGACGAGGTGGAAAGGCGAGAAGAACAACTCACCGAGCCTCTTGGCCGACTTCTACACCTACTGGCAGGGCGAAGCCAATAATTCTCCTTCCGTGCTCGTGCCCTTGTCCGATCGTGTGATTGACACGCTTGTCTGGGATGGTGCCGCTTGGAACCACATGGGCTATGCCGACGTGGAGCGCAATGCCGACGAAATCGCTCAGGCGAAGTCCGACATCGCGGATAACGCCGCGAAGACCACCGACGCGAAGAAGGCTGCTGAGAATGCCACTGCCGCAGCGAAAAACGCGCAGGGCGCGGCTGACACGGCCAATGGTGCAGCGAAGACCGCTCAGGACACCGCCAATGCTGCTACTGCTGCTGCGAAAAGTGCGACCGCGACCGCCGGTCAGGCCAAGGATGCCGCCAATGCCGCACAGACCGCAGCCGAATCTGCGAAGAAGACCGCTGGCAATGCGGAGACGCTGGCTAACACCGCCAACGCTTCGGCCAATGCTGCCAAGACGGACGCGGCCAATGCCAAGACCACTGCTGCCAATGCGTCGAGCGTGGCGACTCAGGCCAAGGCCACCGCCGATAGCGCGGCCCAGTCCGCCACCGATGCGGCCAATGCAGCCCAGAAGGCCAATACCGCAGCAGCTGCCGCCGCTGGCGTGGCGAACGGCAAGGCCGACGTGCTGATCCAGAGCACGGCGCCGGATACGTCGATGCGCAAGGCTTCGACCCTCTGGATTGACACCACGAATGGTGCGAACACGCCGAAAAGGTGGAATGGTAGTGCTTGGGTGGCTGTGACCGATAAGGCCGCGACCGACGCCGCGAACGCCGCCGTCAAGGCCAATACGGCTGCGAAGACCGCGCAGGATACGGCAGACAAGGCCAATATTGCTGCCGCTAATGCCGCGTCTCAGGCGAATCAGGCTCAGGCCGCCGCGAAAAAGGCGCAGACCACCGCGGATGGCAAGAATCTGATCTACCGTGGCCCCGACGAGCCGAATCATGATGGCTTGAAGCCGGGGGACATGTGGTGGAGGACGCAGAAGTATTGGACTCGCTGGAAGGGCGAGAAGAATAATTCGCCGTCCATGCTTGCCGACTTCTACACCTACTGGACTGGTGCGCCAAACGCCAGCCCTTCCGTGCTCGTGCCCTTGTCCGATCGTGTGGTGGAAGTCCTTACGTGGGATGGTACGCGCTTCGAGCCTTTTGACCTCGTGGCGAACAACATCCTCGCGTCTGGAACCGTGGCCGCGAAGCATCTCGCCGCCGACTCAGTGACCGCCGAGAAGGTCAAGGCCAATGCCATCACGGTGGACAAGCTGGCTGCCAATTCGGTCACGACTGAAAAGCTGGTGACTGATGCGGTGACCGCCGCGAAACTCGCCGCCAACTCGGTGCAGGCGCGCAATATCGTCGCACTGGCCATCACGTCCGACAAGATTGCAGCCAATTCCGTGACCACGGGCAAGCTCAAGGTCACGGAAGACATGACCGTGGCGCTGCTCAACGTCCACAAGATTCAAGCGGGCGACATCGCCGCCAATGCCGTGACCACTGCCGCTTTGGCTGCTGGCGCGGTAAACGCCGACAAGCTGGCTGCGAATTCGGTCAATGCGTCCAAGATTGTGACTGGTGCCATCACGGCCGACAAGCTGGCGGCAAACAGTGTGACGGCTGTCAAGATCGCGGCTGGCACCATCACGTCCGACAAGGTGGCGGCAGGCCAATTCAAAGGCTATGTCTTCACCGGCGCGATATTCCAGAGCTCCGAGTCCGAGAACACCGGCATGAAGCTCAACGGCACCGCATTGCAAATGTGGGACAGCAACCACAATCGCACCGTCTATCTTGACGGCGAAGGCAAGTCGAATCTGCTGACCGGCACGTTCCAAACCCGCACGAGCGGGCACAGGGTGCGCATCAGCCCGGATTATCAGACCTACATCATCGGCGGATCTGAGACTTTCACCGGTGATGGCATCGAATTCCCCGCTTACAACGGGTCCACCGCCTACTTTTCGCATCCGGCCATCGCTTCTGTCATCAAGTCGAATCAGGTCGGCGCGATGGGCGAACTGGACTTGTGGAGCGGACACGTGAGCAAGAACGACCCTGCCGCGTTCATGTCTCTCAGATCGAAGCCGCGCAAGAAAGGCGGTACCGGCAGCGGCGGCGTCACATCCAGAGTGCATGCCGTGGCGAACACGGATTACGACGAGCCGGACGAGAGCAAGAAAAGCAGCGCTTTCCTCACTCTGTCCGGCGATAGCGCGAACGGTTCGGAGTGCTGGCTCGAAGCGCAAGACGCGAACGGCGAGGTCGGAGTCGGCGCGAACATCGGCACCGGATACGTGTATCTCGGCGGCTATCTTGGCGGCATCACGAACCGTTTTACGTTCCATGCCCAGGCTGCGTGGAAGGCGTGGTATCCGAATCCCGGCTCGAAGATTGCGACCGGCGCTTCCATGCAAGTCGATTGCACGTTCAGCCCGACGAAATACGGCCACTATTACGTCGTCGCGAACGCGGATTCACAATGGGCGGGCATCATCGCGCACCCATGCAACACGGGCGGACAGAGCGGCTTCCAATTGAAGCTGTATAACGCCGACCAGCCTTGCCCGGTGGATGTTTACGCGGAATTCCTGGCTTATTTGGTCAAGTGATTGGAGGAAATCTTGTCTGCGACTTTCGAAACGGATGAGAACAGTGGGCTTTGCATTATCCGCTGCAATCCGCCCATAAACGGGTCGGACAGTTTCGTGTTCACGACCGACGTGCTCGTCTCGTGGAAGGCGCTGCTCGGCCTTGCTTCGACCCGTGAAGCGATCGCCGCAATCATGCAGGGCAAGGAGGACACGAGCCGGTACGACCCGAAAACGGGGCGCGGCGTATGGACAGGCGCGTATGAGGCGCTTGAATCGGCGCTGAATGATTCCGCCACCGGCGTGAGCATGCTTGCGGCTGATGGGGAAGTGTTGAATGACCCGCTTACCGCCGCGCGGAATAAGGCGCGTGAGGGCATGAACCTGCCGGTCATGTCGAATGAGACGGACGCGAATCTCATTGCCACACTGGCGGCTGATGACTCCGATGAGGAGCCGTCGAGTGGCATTGACACAAGCATGACCAAAAACATTGAGGGCCTTGACGATTTCCTCAACGACGAGTCCAGTCAAAACGTTTTGGACGAGTGTGAGGAACGATTCTTCGAGTCCCTCATGCCAAGACAAAACCAACAGAATTAAGGAGATTGATTATGGCTGATGATGAAAACAATGAGAATGCGACCACGGCGGACAAGATCGCGGCCAACGGCGTGACGACCGTGAAGCTGACGGCCGACGCTGTGACGGCGGACAAATTGACTGTGGACAGCGTGCAGGCGGGGAACGTCACCGCTCTTGCCGGTCGTGACGGCAAGGATGATTCCGATGTGTCGGCTTCCGGTGTGCTTGACCTGCGCCCGCCGTCCGAGAGCCTGAAGGCGGAACTCTGCCGCCTCGGACTCGAATATTCCAGCACTGACGCGGCTGGCATGGAATCATGGCGTGACTATCAGCGTGGCGTGCTCGCCACGTTCGACCAGACCGGCAAGACCGTGACCATCACGGACGTGAAGACGAATCTCGGACGCACCCTCACCTTGGACGAATTGAAGGCCGTGACTCGTATCGACACGATGACCGCCGCCGACTAACCAGTATTTCCCATTTTTTTCAACCCCTGCAATCCACACGGATTGCGGGGGTTCCGTATTTAAGGAGACATTTTGACTCAGATTCCAGCCGACGCGAACGAGGTCATCGACCAGCTTTCCGCGCAAATCGGCACTCTCAACAAGCAAAACGCAATCCTGACCAGCCAACTCGCAGCGGCCATGAAACTGATTCCCGCCGACGTGCTCGACGCGACCAAGGAGACGGATAATGCAGAGGATTAACTATTTCACCAATCCGAATTTCACCGGCCCATTCGCCGATATAAACAGTTATGGCGGAGCGAATGCAGCATATAACGCCGGCACCAAGCAGCTGAACATCTATGGCGACAATGGCGGTTATGGTTTTAATCTCACCGTGCCGAAAAACGCGGCACTCGTATTCGCCTGCTTCCTCTGGACGAAACACGACAAAAATCCGGATCCGCTCATGGTGTACAGTCTCGGGCCAAGCGGCAACGAGCCTATCGCTTCTGCCACCATCTCTCAGGATGCGAACAATTTGCTCCTGCGATTCAACTCCACCGGCAGTGGCCGGATACGTGTCGAATTCTATCCGAACGGCAATTCCGTGAATATCGCCAACCCGATTTTGGAATTGGCCGACACTTACGATAAAGCCGTGGGGGGGGGGCTTCCGGGCTTCTTCACGGGCGACACGATGCCGCGCGCATAGGAGCGTCCGTCGGGCGGGTGATGTCCGATGATGATAACGAACCTATGCACGCGCCCATCCTCGACCATCGCCCTGAAAGCCGACCAGTGGGTGAGTATCACGACCGTTCCGAAAAAGCCTGGGACGAAATATTGGGTCAGCGCCTATGTGGACGTCACCGGCGGCACTATCTCGATGAGCGCGTATGGCGCCATCAGTGCAAGCCAACGTGTCGGCTACGCGCTAACCGCCAACGATACCAGTGCGATGGCAATGAGTTATTCCGTCAAGTCAGGCAGTCCGACCGTCACCGTGACAAATATACTCATCTGCACGCAGGCCGATTATCTCGCGAACAAGACCCTGCTCGACAGCATCGGATATTTCACCGGGGATACGATGCCGCGCGCCTAATCCCTATGGGGGTGGTGGCATGAGTCTCATCGTTAATCACTGCGTCATGCCGAAAGGCGGTGTGAGCGTCAAGACGACGAACACGACACCATCGGACATCACCTTCACGGGGTTGACGGCGGGCGTGAAATACCATGCGAGCGTCGTCTGTTACATGCTGTCCACGAGTGGCGACAATCCGCGCTTGCGTCTCACCACCAATGGCAGCGATAGTGGGCTGGTCAGTTCGAATGGTCGCGTGGATTACGTCTTCACCGCCGCCAGCACCACTCACGGCATTCTCGTCGGGCTGAACAATTGCACGGTCAATCTGAGCAAGGGCTTGTGCGTGCCTCAAGACCAGTGGCAGCAGCTCGTCTCGTTGGGATTGCCGAGCAATTATTTCGATGGCGACACCATGCCAAAAGATTAAACGATTTCAAGGAGATGTGATGTGTTTCAAACGTTTTTAGCGGGTTTTGGTGGTGTCGGCGGCGCGTGCGCGGTAATCACACTGTGCTTGAAAATCTGGCCGGGAGCGCTCGAATCGCTCGCGACCGGATTGTATGCGCACGTTAACCCCGAGCGATTGCCTTACAATTCGGTGCTTTCCCAGCATTTCGCCAAGACGAGGCAGCTGGGCGAGCGGACGGAGCGCTTTGACGAGCGCATGGACGAACTCTGCCGCGACACCATAAAAAACACGCTGATTTCACTGATCTACGGCGACCAGTCACACGACCATTCCGAGGCCGTCCGATACGAGCTGGCTAAGCTCGAAAAACTCGACGCGCAATGCTGGATCATCTCAGCAGCCGAAAAATACTTGGAGGACCGGCAATGACACGACTGCTCATCGCGGGCGGAGCCTACCTATTGCTCCTCGCACTCATTCTCATTTTCAACCACGGCGCTCACATGCGCTGAAACCGATTTTCAGGGCCATCACTTCAGTGGTGGCCCTTTCGTTTGCCTCGAAAGAGGCGGAAAGGAGGCGGTCGTGATCGATGTGACCATGACGCCGGAAATGACACCGCAGGGCGATTCGATGCCGCCCGAAACCATTCAGGTCGTGTCCGAGGAGGACGCGGCCAAGGCCGTCGAAGGATTGGAGGACTGACATGGCAAGCGTAAGCACTTTCATCAATCGCATGCGCTACTGGTGCGCAGTCGCCAATCTCGGCTACAGCCAGTCCGACCGTTGGAATTTCAACGCTTCGGCGGGTAATTGCGACTGCTCCAGTCTGGTGATCCACTGCCTGCGTGAGGCGGGCTTCGACACCGGCACGGCCACCTACACCGGCAATCTGAGCGGCAATCTGACCCGTCGCGGCTGGACCCGCCTGCCCGCGAACGGCAGTCCGCAGCCGGGCGACATCCTGCTCAACGACGTGCACCACGTGGCCGTCTATCTTGGCGGCGGCAAGCTCGCGCAGGCGTCCATCAGCGAGCGTGGCACCGCGTATGGCAGGGCTGGTGACCAGACTGGCCGCGAAACCAACATCCGCGCCTACTACAACTATCCGTGGAATTGCTATCTGCGATACCAGGGCGCCCAGTCTTCCGCTCCAGCCGCAAATTCCGGTGCCATCGCAGTGGATGGCAATGTCGGCCCGGCCACGGTACGCCGCTGGCAGCAGGTGATGGGCACCGCGGTGGATGGCGTCATCAGCGGCCAGCAGGTGCCTGACGGCAGGACTTACGCGCGTCCGGCAATCGATTCGAGCGTGGTTCGCTACGGTGCTGGCGGCAGTGATCTGATCCGCGCCGTGCAGCGTCGCCTGGGCTGTGGTGTTGATGGTCTGCTTGGCCCTGCCACCATTCGCGCCATCCAAGCGCACTACGGCTTGGCGCAGGACGCATCATTCGGTCCTGGTACGGCACGCGCCTTGCAGACGGCACTCAATCAAAACCGATTCTAAGGGGGTTTAATATGGCTCAACATGCAGCGCCAACGACTTTGGAGACCACAGTCAATAATCTGACCAACGAGTGCGAGGACGGTCAGGACAACCAGCAGCCGACCGCTTACACGCCCGTCTTTTCCAAGGGCGTGCGTACCGTGGTCTACGTGCTGGGTCTGATCGCATCGTGCGTTGGTCTTGGCTTCATGACCTTCGGTGACGCCGCGATCGGCGGATACATCAGCACCGTGGCCGGCTTCATCGCTTCCGGCTTGGGCGTGGCCTACAATCCACTCCGCCGCAATTAATTTTCGGGCTTGAAAATCAAACTCGCGCCGGAAACTCAACATCAGGTGTGGAAAAATTTGCGGCACTGTAGTGTCCGTGGAATTTTTTACACCCTGTTTTTAAATCTGCCCCTTCTCCATTTTGGAGGAGGGGCTTTGCTTTTAGGACTTTCAAAATGGGCATCAGACAGCAGACGATTGACGATTATGGGTCGTTCGTGGAGAAATTCAAGCCGAAGAAGACCACGGATGACTGCTACACCCCCCCCGCAGTGTATGGGGCGATAAAAGACTGGGCTTGCCGGGAATACGGTATAGACCCTGATAAGGTGGTGCGCCCGTTCTATCCGGGCGGGGACTACGAGCGGTTCGACTATTCGGGCGGTGCGGTGGTTGTGGATAATCCGCCGTTCAGCATCCTGTCGAAGATCTGCACGTTCTATCGGACGGAGCAAATTCCGTTCTTCCTGTTCGCGCCGTATCTCACGATCTTCTCCAGCACGTCGCGCAATGGGGCGCACATGATCGTCACGGATTCGACCATCGAATACGCGAACGGCGCGCAGGTCAACACGTCGTTCGTGACGAGTTTCGGTGATGACCTGATCCGCACCGCGCCGGATCTGGCCAACACGATAGACGAGACCGTGAAGCGCGTCAGGAAAGAGCAACGCAGGCATCCGCCGAAATACGCGTATCCGCGTGAACTGCTTACCGTGAGCAGGCTCGGGAAGATCGGCAAGCAGGTCGAGTTCTGCGTCAAGGCTTCGGACGTTGCGTTCACGAGGGCTCTCGACTCGCAGAAGGCCGTGAAGAAGGCCATCTACGGCGGCGGCTATCTCCTGAGCGAAGCTAAGGCCGCAGAACTAAAGGCCGCAGAACTAAAGGCCGCAGAACTAAAGGCCGCAGAAGACGTGACAGTCTGGCTTCTCTCCGAAACCGAAAGGCGGATCATCGAAAACCTCGCGCAAGAATCGCGCGGTTGAATTCCTGTTGGAATATTTTGCGCCCACATGTAACATCGCCCCTCTCTCAGCTCTTAAGCTGGGGGAGGGGCGTTTTCGTGTTTATTCGGTCTTGTGTTTGCGTTTGCGTGGCCTGCCTCCGCCGACGCCGCGTCCTGGGCGCTGCGCGTTCCATTGGTCGATGGTCTCGGGGAGCCAGCCGCGCGTGCGTCCGATGGTGGCGTCCGGCTGGGGGAGCTTGTAGGCGCTGACGGCGGCGGTGCTGATGCCGAGGCGCTTGGCCACGTCGGTGACGCTCAGGTATTCGACGGCCATGTCAGTCCTTCCTTCCGGCGATGAGCGCGAAGACGGCGCTGACGATGGCACATCCGGCGGTGAGTGCGAACGGCCAGCCGAACCATGCGCTGGCGGCGGTTCCGAGCGCGAACACCGCGCTGACTATCGATTCCGTTCTCATGATGTCCCATGGCATAATCGGAGATATGGGGTTCCGGCCCCTAGGTCTGGCCGGAACCCTTGCTCACTTCCTCTTCTTCGGTTTCCGTCTCATCTCCTTGATGAGTCCGGTCACTGCTTTGATGAGGGCCGCGATGCTCGCGACGAGAAGCGAGATGCTGGTGATTATCTCCGATGGTGTCATGTTCACCTCCTTTCCTTGATATAAACTATATTAGCACAGTAAATAAAGTAATGCAAGTCAAAACACAAGAAAACACAGGAAAAATCAGTGGATTGATAGACTTGATGCCACGCAAACGAAGGGGAGAGCATGGCCTACACGATCCGCCAATACGCCACCAAAGCCGGAAAAAGATACGAGGTGCGCTACCGCAAGCCCGACGGCTCATCCACCGGAAGGCGTGGCTTCAAACGCAAGATGGACGCCGATGCGTGGGGAGCGGCCAATGTGACCACCGCGAAAAGCGTCGGAGCCTACATCGACCCACAGGCCGGGCGCAGGCTCGTGGAGGACTTCTGGGAGCCGTGGCTGGCCGCCAAGAAGACCAAAGCGAAGCCAAGCTACATCAAGTCGCTGGAAGACGCTTGGCGCGTGCATGTGGAGCCGCAGTGGGGCATGAGGGAGATGCAGTCAATCACACGCGACGAAGTGCAGCGGTGGGTCACCGATCTGGCCGGACGGCGCAGCGCGTCCGTGACGATTCGCGCCGAGAATCTGCTCCGCAGTCTCATGGAGAGGGCAAAGGCCGATCGGTGCATCCACGACAATCCATGCGACGGCATCGAGCTGCCGCGAAAGCAGGTGCGGAAGCATGTCTATCTGTCGGCCGACGAATTGTCTCGTGTGGCGATGCAGTGCGGTTGGCGTGAGCCGATCGTGCTGACCTTGGGCCTGTGCGGCATGCGCTGGGGCGAACTCGTCGCACTGCGTGTGGAGGACGTTGACCTGCAACGATGCAGGCTCCACATCTGGCGTAGCATCACCAGACTGTCCAGCGAGATGGTGGAGACGGATCCGAAAACCCATGATGGACGTTCGGTGATGTTCCCACTGGTGTTGCGTCCACTGCTCGCCAGGCAATGCGAGGGGCGCAGGCCGTCCGATTTCCTTTTCACCGCTCCCGGCGAGCCTTTGGACGAGCCGATGGGAAACGGCTGGAATCCGACGCGAAGCGATGGATGGTTCGCGGTGGCTCTTCGTCGCGCGGGCGTGGAGCGTGGCCACATGACGATTCACGATCTACGACATACGGCCGCTTCGCTCATGGTGCAGTCCGGCGCGAATGTCAAGACCGTGCAAAGGCAATTGGGGCACAAGTCCGCCGCCATGACGCTCGACGTGTATGCCGACCTTTTCGACGATGATCTGGACGAGTTGTCGGAGAGGATGGGTGGTTTGCTTTTTTCGCGGAATGTGGGCAAAATGTGGGCAAACGTGACGCAAGGTGTCGATGGAACCGTTGAAACGGTTGGTGGCTGAGGCTTTTCGCCGGTGGGTTCGAGTCCCGCTGGAGGCACTTTTTCAAACCGCCAGAAATGGCGGTTTTCCTTTTATTTCCAACGGTTTTCAGACTTTCCTAATTCACTCCAATTCACTCCAAATCACGCCATTTCTCTACAAAACGTGGGCAAAATGTGGGCACGGAATCAAAGGTACATGTGCTGTCGCACGTATGCTTCGACCTCAGCGTTTTCCTCTGGAGTGCCGATGGTCAGAAGCCAGACGGCATTGTTCTTGCGCTGCACGTTGCCCTTGCGAAGGCATTTGATGAGTCCTGCGGCTTCGAGCTTCTTGGCGATTTTGCCGATGCGGTTGTAGGCCAGCTGCTCGCGCTTCGGATTGCGCGGCTCATTGCCGATCGCCACGAGCTCATCCATTGACTGTGGGAGCGTCATGCCCCAATCGATAGCGATTTTGAGCCAGCCGGAAGCGTAGGTGCGCGGCATCATGTGCTTCTCCTTTGCTGCCTTGTCCAGCGGCCAGTCAGCGGTGAGCCATGCCATGCGGCTGAGCAGGGCGTATTGCGCGAAGTCGAAACTGCGTGCGCCCTTGTGGGTGACGGTGAGTTTTCCTTGGCTTGCGAGTTCTTCGACTGCCAGCATGTTGCGGTATCCCATTTCACGGTCCATTTCCGACCTCCAAGCCATGCGTTACAATGGTTTTGGAAGTCTTTGAGTGAGGCTTCATGTTTTACCTCCGCGGTGCCGTTAACACTGCGGAGGTTTTTTGTTCTGAAACACATTATACGCTAACTTGCAAACATGTGTGTATGGCGTGTTGTAAACAAGGGCGCATATTAACCTTGCAAGCGGAAAATACTAACTTGCAAACATGAAATATACATATATACATATGTAACAATTTTCATTCTTTCATACAGCGCCAATGCGCCGAAATGAAAGAATATAAAGACTTATAAAGACTTATAAGGCAATATAAAAGCCCCACAATCGTGGGGCTTTGCTGTTCTCAGAGGCTGTTCACTGCGTTGTAGAATTCCTGCGCGTCCTCGGCCTTCTTGAATTCCAAAGGTAGTGAGCGCAGCGCGCTGTACTTCCATGTGACGGTGCGCTTCTTGATCGTCACCCCTTGCAGGTCGCTCACCTTGTAGGCTTCGGTCTTCTTGTACCGGTGCAGATACGTGGTGCCCATATCCACTTCCAAGCGATTCGCATAAAGCCGGATAGCTAAGAACAGTGGGTGGGCGAGCCTATCGCACTCATAGATAGCGCCCGGCGCGGGCTGTGGTCGTTTCGCCATGATTACTCCCTTCTCTTTTTTGCCTTGATTCTATCTCGCTCAGATGATGCTGACACGCTCGGCCATGACTTGCCGGAAGTCTCCGAGGACTTGTGTCGTTATGTCGAGTTCATCATGTTGGCACGGAATCATCTGTACATTCTTTTCAAGAGCGCCTAGCCGATTTTTGCATCGAGAAACGCATGATCGCCATCGACATAAGCCCGCTCGATCAACTCATGCGTATCGGCGTAAAGCAGATCGTTGGACGGATACTCCTTCGCCATCTGACTTTGGATGTCCTGATCGGAAAGCGACGGGTCAAGAATCTTCGCCATGATGGGGAATACGCTGTCGATCTCATCATGTGGCCCATCGACGTAGACGCGGATCATATCGTTCTCCCCGTATCCGAGCACTGCCCCGTAGACCAGCACGTCCACTGACGATTGGCCCAGTCTCCCGTGGAGAGCGTCTGCGGTGGAGAAAGCGCCGCTGCGATACTCCGTCCGATAATAGGGGCCGGTCGAATCGCTCGGCGTGAATTTCTCGACGTCGGTTATCTGCGTCGAGGAGTTCGCGTTGAACTCGTCCACAAAGCTCTGCGCCGTCTTCTCGTCTTCCTGTTGTTGTGGCTTCGACTGCTGCGTGCTGACGTCCGGCGTCTTGGCCGTCGTGGAATCCGGCTCCTGCTGGCTTCCGCAGCTACAGGCCGTCGCCAGGAGAAGCGTCGCAGCTGTGATGGCAATGATTTTTTTACGCATTGAAAACCTTTTCTTTGGTATCGCTAAAGGTGATTCGTCCGTTAGGTGAGGTGTTGAGCGTGGCTTGGTAGTCCGCAAGCACCTGCATGGTCACGTTCAGCTCGTCTGCTATCGACCATAGGTCATCGTCGTACATGTGTTCGAGCAATGCAAGCTCAGCAGGATCGACGAGCGTGAGGGCGGTCTGCGTTCGCGCCCGTCGCTCCTGCTTCGAACGATCGTTTGAACAGCCGGTGTCGCCATGCTTCCAGTGCAGCAGCTCATGCGTGAGCACGCATCTTTTCGCGGTATACGTGAGTCGCCGGTCGATGAGGATTACGTCTGTGGAGGCGTCGTAGCAGCCCCATAATCCGTCCGGCAGGATGGCGCTGGACACGGTGACAGGCAGTCCGACAATGGCGCGGCGCATGGCACCGTAGGTCATGCGCCGGTCGATCGGCAGGTCAGGCAGGCTCGTCGTAATCCGGCCCAGCCTCTCCATTGATGGCCTCCTGCTTGCCAGCGGCCCGATACGCCGCAAGACCGTAGCCGCCTGCCTGCGCCTTCCTTTCGGCGGCTTCGACCGCATGACGTTTGGAGTCCATCACGATGTCTCCGATGGATACGCCGGTTACTTCGCTGATGCGTTCCAGGTCACTCAGATTGAGCGGGAGGCTGTAGTTTGCCCTCGTGTACCAGTAGACCTCGCCGAAGCCGCACGCCTTGGCGAATTCCTTGATGGTCATGCCGCTTTGCTTTTGGAGCCTGACGCATTCGTCCATGACCTGCTTGGCGAAATGCGTGACCTCCTGTGCTTTTCTTCCCATGGTTCAAATTATAGCTAATTGCGTAGTCATATGTGTATAAATCGTGAAGACTACGTAATTACGAATACAAGAAACTTCGTAATTACGTATATTAAAAACCGTCGAAAGGAAAAACGAGATGTTGAGCACCAAGAAGACCAAGACCCCCGACCACTACCCGTGCGGCCACATGCGCGGCCCCGGCTGGCACGACTGGCGCGCCTGCCTCACCAAGCAGGGAATCGAGGAGGATGAATGGCCGGTCTGACGGAAACAGCCAGCAGAAACCTCAAAGCGGAACTCGCAAGACACGACAAGACACCGAAAGACCTAGCAAAAGCATGGGGCCTCGAAATCAGAGCCGTAAACAACAGGCTCAAAGGCCACACGCCACTCTCGACGGATGAAATCGAAAAAGCGGCATCCATGCTCGACATGGAACCCGAAAACCTCGTCATGCTCCTCATCCAGCCGATTGACAGCATCAAACAATTCAAAGCCTAAGGAAACCGAACATGAGCCAGTTGCTTAACCCGCCGAAACCACCGGAATCGAGGAAAACCATGAAACCACGAATCGAACTCATCGGCACCACCGGCTACGCCATCCGCATCCAGGAAGACAAGAGCGGCCAACTCATCGAGCTCCACGCGGACGGCGAGGAAGTCCTTGCGGACATCCCCGAAAGCACCCTCGACAACTTCGCCTACACGCTCAACGACGACCTAGGGAACATGCGATGAGCCAATCATTCGAACTGCGAATCATCGAGGACGGCACGCACAGCAGTGACCACAGCTGCCTCATCGGACTCAGATTCGACATGGCAGACGGATACCAGGAACACATGCTCAACAAAACCGACCTCATGAACCTCCGCCGCGAAATCGGACGAACACTCAAAGAACTCAACCAGAAGAAGGACAAGAAATGAACATCTTCCAACAGCGAGAAAAAATCATCGAAGACCTCATCACGGCATGCAAGGACCACGACGAAGAGAAAACCAACCACCTGCTCAGCCAACTCACGGAACTCGACAAGTCAGCCGAACAGAAGCCACTGCCCGAAGAGCCGAAGGAGCGGGGCTTCTATGTCACCGCGAATGATGGTCGGCTCCTGCTTAAGGACATCGATGATGACTGGTCGGCGCGCACATGGGATGACTGCTCGGCTAATCGCATGTGGAATGGCGGTAGACAGTATGTGAAGTGGCTGACTGTCTGCGAAACGCTCCCGCCTGAAGCCTTCCCGTTAAAGCGAGTGAACACTGGAGACGGTAACGATGACTGACACGATCACCATTCACGAACAGCAAGGCTTCTCGACCAGCCGCATCCAGCCGACCAGCATCCTCGCCAGCACATTCAAGATCGACAAGAAAGTAGACAAGACGATCATCTTGCTGAGCCAGTACCTCGATGGAAGGTTCGTCCTGACGTTGAACGACTCGCGTGCGGAACTCACCGCCGAGGAACTAGACAGAATCGGCGAACTATTCCGCACGCAAGCCCGGAACATGATCAACAATCGGAAAGATTGAGCGACTGCTTCAACATCACGGCAATGAAGGTCGTCTCACCTTGTGGGAGAAGTTGGAAACCGACCGGCTCCCAACCATCCATCTGCTCGGCCAGTTCAGGCGCCGAGCCAAGGAAATCAAGGGTAAGGCTCCTGACAGCACCGACCTCGGCAGGAAAAAGCTGTGGACTGGCGACGTGGAACGTGACCATCCGATACTCCGTTTTCATCTAAAATCACCTCCCTCCAAATAGCAAGAAGACATCATGGACAACAATATCGAACCCCAGCGGAAGCCGAACTACACGCGCCGCCGCATCAAATTCGCCCTCGCGGTGGTCGCCCTCATCGTCACATCCACACTCATGCTCACCTGGCATGACGGTGACACCACCGCCGCGCTCATGGTGGAAGGCGTGTACATCGCCACCGCATTGTGGCTGATCGTCAGATTCGCGCCACGCGACTAAAGACTTCCCACTGGCCGGCAGTCCAAACAAACAACCCAATCGGATGTTTTCGCGGACATCCACGTTCACCAGTCGGCCAGTGGGGACACATAACTGAATATCGATTATTATTCACGCGCCGACCATCTCTCTGCCGTACATGCACTGTCGGCGCATTTGGCTGGGCGACGGTTCGCCCGTCCACGGATTCCAATCTCTTCTCTCTCTATCAACCACGCAGGCACTCCGGTGCCTGCAAACCCTTTCAAGTCCGCCTGACGGCTTCAGTCGCCGTCGGCCGCGCCACCGGCCGCCAGCATGTTCAGGTCATGCTCCAACAGTCAAAGGGGCGTTCGGAATCCACGGACGGCACTGGTTCGACTCCAATGCCAGCCACTCAGCCCCATCCACTCGTCAGGGTGGGGCACACAACTTGCAACAAGCAAAGGAAAACCAATGAAAATCACCACGCCAAACGGCATCCTCGAAGGCGACAACATCGAAGCCATCCTCAAAGAGCATGGATATGACTGCCTGCATGATGCCGACCTGCGCTACGCCGACCTGCGCGGTGCCAACCTGCATGGTGCCTGCCTG